GTAGGGGTTTACTGAGTTTTCCTTCTCATTTTTCCGGAAATAAGGCTTAATTGCCTATAGGCTCTCTCCAACTCTTCTTCATGGTGGGCGTTACTGTCGTCATCAGACTCTTCTGGCTGAATGACCAGAGGTCTATTTCTGACTGACTTATACAGAGCATTATTGATCTGCATGATTGAAAGATCACCGCCTGTTGCTGAAGAAGGGAGGGTTCCGGACACACCAAACGCTATTTGAGGGGCTATTCCTGTCGTTTGCACCACGAACTGTGTAGTAAACGTGGTGGTTGTGCTCCCACTTGGGGGGCTAACGAAGGACGTTAACGGCCCTGAAAAATAAGGTAAAAACGTACACCTCGCCCCTGTGATGGCAGGGGCTGTCAGCGTCACTGAAGAACCAGTGCAGGTATACGACACGTAAAATGTGTATCCTGACGTAATATTATTTGGAAAAATTAGCGTATTAGTGGATATGGAGGTACCAATACTTCCCGCTATTAAAGACGGGGTAGCTAAAGGATTAGCATTGGTCGGTAGTAACTGCCAATGTTCTGACAGTATATTGGTACCTGCATCTTCGGTGAATTTGGGTTTGAGCAATTCTATCTCATAAGTACACCACAATTCACCGGCAACACCACTGGATGCTTGCATTCCTACAGTGGCTACGGAAAAACGGCCCAGATCGTAGAGTCTCTGATCAGAGTTGGACGGCAAAACTCCACCTCTCACATAAAGTTCTGTGATGGTGGTCTGTGATTTCGCACACTCTACGGGATGGTAGAAGGACATACTGGGCTTCGCAGAATTCGCGAATTGATAATTCTCCATCTCAAATTTGGATTGAAAAATATCGTCCAAAACATCATACTGCGTCGCCATAACTACAGCTCCAAGGGCGGAACTGGTGGCACTTGACAGCACGGCATCGGAAGATAACGACTTGAATTCGAAAATAAGTCCTCTCATCCGGTATTGTTCAAAACTAAGGGCCACGGCACTCAACCATGGAAAAGTCTGGAAGAGGCCGGCATTTATAAGATAAGTATTGACATTAAAAGAAGTGGAGGCGAGAACATCACCTAGATACTCTCTATGGCGTACTATTATTCCGCCCATGCTGTTTCGCACGGTCGGTGGATCACCCCCACGCATCAGCGAATTATATCCTATAGAATAATCGCCAAAGCCAGACACATGTTTAATGACGGTGTCTATTCCCCGTCCCAGCAAACTCCCTATGGAGGTCTTGCCGGTTCTATTATTATTAGCCCGCCGCTGTCGAGGTACAGGCCTGCGGGTATTAGGTTTTCGTTGAGCCGCGTAAGTAGCTTTACGTGCAATTTCTATATCAAAGGCGCGGCTGCCTTTGTTTATCGCACGATTAATCTTTTTGTTTATCGGTTTTCGTTGACGTCTAGACATAAATATCTTCGGTTCTGACCCCCCGTACCCTCAGAATGTGGGGATAGTACAAATCCTCCCTACAGTTTAGGTCAGGTTCATAGACATAGTGGTCATAATAGACCCTCCAACTGCGTTTAAAATACTGGTCCAACGGGGGGAAATTTATAGGGCTTACGGACGTCATACTTAACAGATGATTTTCTATTTTTATTTGGTCCTCGACGGTTACGTTGAATTTTTTCTCCATCAATAATCGTGTGTTCTTGCCTGGAATTTTAATTGGACATCGGCCGTGAGTGTACTCACGTATGGCTTCGATCATCTTGTCTCGGTGCCACATACAGTCTTCCGGAACCACGATTCTTGTACCTTCCGTCAAGGTTAACATTATACTGCCCAGAGCCCACAATATGGGGCATCCGGGATAAGAATATATAAGTGAAAGAGCTTTACATCTAAGTAGTCCTCTCAATTTCTTATTTGAGGCTAATATATATTTACGTGATATCCATCCGAACGTCACGAGCTCTTCTATAGGGTTAGTGATTATACATAAATCTACATCATCTACTATTACACCACAAAAGGACGCTTCATTCACATTATCGTAAACATCAATTTTTAATTTAAATCCCAAATCCGCGGCGTCCTGCGCGGTGGGTGGATCTCCCATTACTGCGAACACTCCATCATCCCCTTCCACATATCCCTCAGGTTCAGGCAGTTCTCTTTCTTCGCAGAGAAATAGAAATGCCATTAAATTCGCGAACCCATTCCCAAGGGATGTGTTCATCTCCCCGCTCATTCGTATCGCTTTACATATAATAGCAAGGTTCCTAAATTGACAGTAGTTCGTACCGCCAATGATCTGACGGCAACACCACATAAAGAACCTGCTCGAAGACAGCTTCGAAACCATGTATTCATACAAGATAAACTCACAGTCAGCCATCGTTTCAGCGTCGAAATGTGTTTCATAACTTTCATAGTCAGTCGAAACATACTTAGCACCAGGTTTTTTAAGATTGCAAATAGTGGCAGCGCGCAATCGCTGAGGAACCATTTTAATGAACCACTTAAGAGCAAAAAGCCTTTTCTCAATAAGACGAAAAATTGGACCAACGGTGCACTTAAATTCGTCACGACGCGAATTAATTGCTCTGGCATGCTTAAAGTCGTTGTAACATTCGTCTTTAATGAAAGACTTAACGGTGCAATATCGATTAGCGGTCCCGTCTGGCTCGACGAAACTTCCACTGAACTCCCTGTAGTTATTGAGTAATTGTGATTTACGCCAAGCAGGGTATGAGGTCGTTGCGAGCCACGTTTCGATAGAACAGTCAACATCAGCTTCAAGGGGTGTAAGATTCTTTGCGACCCACTTAGAGACGAATAATCGGAAACGAGCCCGCTTATCGGGATTCGGGACGGGGGGTTTTGAGGCGAAACGTTTACATACTCCGGCGACGATGGTAAGGTTATCGTACTGGTCTGGGTGGGGTAAAGCCACACCTTGTACATGACATCCAAGAGAACGCGCAACGGGCGCACGACGCATCGGATCACTAGGCCTAAGTAACTTAATATACACATCATGCTTAATAGGACCAATGCGAGGCAAATTAACTTCGCCAAAACGGTAACCATACGCGACCACAGCGGTGTGCCTCTGATGGCCGGAGCTCCTGGAAAATCCAGGTCACGCATATCGTACTTCATCACCTTAAACATATGATAGGCTATATAGGCTGACGATTGAGATACAAAACTATTAAGCCAGACTTCATGCCTGTCTAAATTAACACTGGTGAGAGATTTCGCGGAATTATTTAACCGTTCAAAACAAGTAGTGTCATCGAATAATGGGCTGACATTATTGTGCGTGGTGATTTGGGATACATATTCAGTACTAGCTAAGAAAAAAGTTTTACGTCTATACGAGGCCCATCTGGGCAATAATTTAGCTAATTTACAAGAAGATGGACGTACCCATCCAAAAAATGGGAGCCATACTTCAAAACGTTTAGAGGATTGGAACCAGTTCAAACCGGCATCAGGATATTTAACTTTTGCGCCGGTGATGACATCTGCTCTAACGTCATGGACTGGAATCTGGGCTACCGCGTCATTAACATATTTCAATCTATTGCGAGTTCTGGCGGGTATTAGCCCATACATATTATACCACATGCGCCATGGTTCAAACCAACTGGTATCATAACCAGTCGGATCAGCCTTCCATTTCGGGTCAAATAGGTCTAGTGGTTTAGGTGGCGCTTTAGGTGGTTCAGGGGGATGGCCTCCCAAAGGCGGGGGCCCGTTTCTGATTTGTTCCTGCTCTACAAGGGCATCAAAGGCGCCCTGGAGCCTATTCTCCTCCCTGTATAAATCATCCGCCACTAACTTCGTTTTCTTATTGGTCTTAGTACCTCTGCTCTTAAAAATAGTTTTCTGAGCCTCCCTTTTAGGGCGAGGATTTTGTCTGGGCGGAGCCTCCGAGGCCGGCTTGGCCTCTGGAGGTCTTTTTAAATGTTTGTTGGGTTTACCATGAAGGTCCCAACAATGTTCTCTGGTATGTCCTCGTTTATGACAATGACTACATTGGCGTTCATCTTCCGAGGAATAATCATATTTTTCATCCATATCCCATCGATCTCGGTTATAATTTGTGGGCTCTTCAGGGTAATAATCTTCAGAGAAATCATTAAAATCTTGGTTATTTTCATTGAAACGTGAGAAAGTTTGGTTATTTAAAAAAGAGTCATTCATGGCGGTATTGTGTGGAAAACCCCTCCAAGTAGTCGGACCACGATCCTGCAAGTCTCACGGGTGGATTCATCCACGCTGTTGGTTGACCAAGGCTCCTAATATACAATCCAGGGATGAATCGGGACCATTCCTTCCATTAAAGTTGAACTCCCTCATCATAGGTCTCCTGTGTTTATATGAGCCACCACTCAGCGAGGACCTCACCTTCGCTTCCTTGCCCGACTAAATGTGGTGGCACGTTTGCCATCCTTTCGGGCGTACCGTACTCGGAACGTACCTACCCGGATCCGACGAACGGGGCGGAAACTACCTGCGCACGTCGGGACCAATTTTGGTCTTCACCAGGTCTTCGAGGCACCCTCTTAACATTTGGGGCGCTCCTCGGCGACTCTGACCATAAAATAAGACGCCCCAGCTGGTCACTCCTCACCCGGGAGCTAGACGATTCACGGATTTCCGGAAACCAGGACGAATTGTCTGTTGTGTGCATCTGTCTCGCGATATGTCGGGGCAGTACGTTAGTAATTCAGCCCGCACCTGCCTACCTTCTCGGCAGCGATGACAGTTATCCAGGTTGACAGCCTGTTAACAAACCCAAAGTTTACCCCTTTTTATCGGCATTCACATGCCGGCGCAAAGCAGAGGCTAGCAC